TCACCCATTCTAAGCTCAGACTCTCCAGTCGGGCTTGATATCAGATATATGTAACTAGCAGCAACCGAAGAACTATTAACTGTGATATTACCAACCGCAATACCATTAGTCGTAGTAGCCCCACGGGCAGTAACGCTGTCTAAAGTATCGGTTTCCGTATATCCAGTTATATATGTGCTTGTGTCAACAGAAAGAAGTCCATTGGCATCAGCCTTTAAAAAACCAGCGCCATAGTTAGACAGCGTAACGGCTCCTGTAACGTTTGCAGAACCTGTAACTTTTAGTCTATAGTTTCCGGGGTCTGTGCTACCAATAGCAATATTGCCACTATTGATAATAGCCATAGCCTCACGCCAATAAGTACCGCCTACGTTGTTATCCTGAACGTAGAATACCATCTCACCAGCAAAGTCTTCTGCGCTACGGTTGTTCTGTGCAATCTTTATAGCGCCAGAGGTAGAAGCGGTTCCAGTAGATGACTCAATATGGAATTCAGTAGCCTGAGAGGAGCCTTTGATATGGAGGAGTCCATCGGGGGAGGTTTCTCCAATACCTACATTACCGGTGTTATAGTATATGTCATTTCCCGTGGTTGTCCACTGACTTGCGGTGGATGATGTTAGGTAATCAGTGCCCGAAACGGCAGCGACAATTACACCATTAGAGTCAACCTTTAATATAGAGCCAGTGCTTATTCCTGAGAGCTTAACTGGACTTAAAAATTTTTGAGACATAACGCTATACTATTTGTCAAAAATACGAAAAAGAAAGGGGGCTTGACATAAGCCAGCCCCCTCCTCATTTAGTTAGAAATCAAGTTATCAAGGCGATGGACTCAGTCCCTCATAGACAAGTGAGTCACCATTCAACTTAGCAGCGGAAAGGATTGCAATGTAATCGCCTTCGGTTACGGAGTTCGCAAATGAAATGGTCACAGTTGAAGTGCTAGGACGAGTGGCGTCTACGTGCACAGTCTCAAATGTCGTGGAATCCACAACCTGAACCATTATACGTTGCGTATTGTAGTCGTGAGTGATGGTGTATGCATTTCCCGTCTTGGAAACAGAATCCTGTGATGAATCAAGCGTGAACCACTTAGGAGCGCCAAGGAGGTCAGCAACAGTATTTACGTTAGCCTTTTTAACGATGCCAGTCTCTCCCGTTGCATTCTCATACATGTAGAAGAAGTCCGTACCATCAGGGGTCAATGTATCAACCGACCCGATGTGGAGCTTCTGGTCTACAGTAGAGAAGTAGTCGTTTGTTTCATTCCAGATGAATGACACGTTGGTATCTGTTCCACGCTCAACTTCAAAACCTGCGTCCTGCGTAGCTGCTCCAGTCTCGTCAGAGTTCAACTTGATGATTGAATCACCGATGTTAACCTCGTTAGAGTTTACGCTAGTGGTAGTACCGTTTACAGTAAGGTTACCAGATATAACAACCTCAACGCCACCGAAGGTGATGGTCTCATTATCACTCAAGTCTACCGTGCGAGTAATGTTTGGTTGCTCCAACTGATTAGCGCCCCACATCAACAGTTTATACTGAGTAAGGTTGCCAGCATTCTTCAGTTGGACATCATCAGTATTCACCGTGATACCCGTACCGGCGCCAACGGTGAACGTGCGAGATGTGGTGATATCTCCACCGCCTGTCAAGCCGTCTCCAGCGGTCAATGTAATGGTATCGTGCGCTACGTTGCGCGTGTTGGAGGTGTCTAGGGCGACATCATCGGCATTTACCGTAATACCGGTTCCAGCACCAACAGCAAGGGTTACATCTCCAGTAGTAGCATCTCCAGTAAGGCCCCCTCCTGCAGTGATAGAACGGATATCGCCTGATACGTCAAGCCAAGTCGAGCCGTCAGAGAAACGGATTACATTGTCGGTAGAGTCGTAAACAATACGACCTTCATGGTCAGAAGCTAATAGTTCACCAGCTCCAGGCGTACCGCTATTGATAAGTAAACTGTTGGCAATGAACTGTGGTTTAGAGTTGATAAGCTCTAAGCCGCCAAGGTCAATCGCTGATAAAAACTTAATAGCCATAGTTGATTAGTTAAAGTAGGCTTGTCCAGAAAAAGCCCCTGATTCGAAAATTAGTCTTACGTTATTATTGTCTATATATTCAACTACACCAAAAACCACAGCGCCAGACGAACTGACAACGGTGACTGAAGGTTTTTTACCAAGGTTGTGTTGAACCTCCCACGTCGCAGAAGGTGACCCCTGAGTATGCACATAATTAGCATCACCTCCGCCGCCAACAACACCAGTAACGGATGCGCTACCGGTAGGCTTTTCTATAACGGATACGCCGGATGTAGATGTTTGCGTAACGCTAACATTAACCGTATCGCCAGATTGTACATTGATGCCACTCATTCTGAAATGTCCTCATTTATTTTAAAGATTCCGTATAGCCAAGTTTTGACAACGCCAGCAACGGAACTTTGCAGGTCGTATACATAGGTACCTGAGGTGACAGCAGCCATAGTTGCAGCACTTGCAGAAATAGTCAGTTCACCTGATGCGTTTCCGGTGTATGCGAAAGAATCATCAGCAATAATGTCAGAAGCAGAGGTGTCCGTGTCTTTAACATCCATCTTCCATTGATAGTCGGAAGAAAGGTCGAGAGGGTCTCCATTGGCATCTGTAAACGTAACGATAAGAGTAAACGTATCACCCTTTCTGCAGGTGATGTCTACTCTTTCTGAAGTGTCTAGGTTTACCGTTGTAGCCATATTGCAAATTTATGTCTTTTATGAAAGCAATTCTGATAAGCCACCCTCCCCTTCAGGCTCCTCGAGTTCACCTCGCTGACCCTGCCGCTGAGAGATAAGCTTACTTTGTTCAACTGCCTGCTTCTTCACTCTGTCATCCTTTCTGTCTTCCTTCATCTGTTCTACAGACTTAGAAGAGTCTAGAGATGCTTGAGCAGAATAAATATCATATTGCCCCTTAACCGTCTCAAGGTCGGACTTAAGCTTGTACTCAAGCTCCAACATCTGTGCTTTAAGTTGCGACTCAAACTGAAGCTTTTGCATATCTAGCTGAGACAAGACTTGCTGCTCCTGCATCTTAGCCTGTGAGGCCGATTGCGCAGCCTGCTGGTTAGCTTCGGACTGAGCTTGGATGTTTTGCATCTGCTGCTCCTGCTGCTTCTTAATGCGCTGCTTTCTGCGAATAACTAACAAGCGCTCTGCTTGGTCAATGTCTTTCAACTGACGAATAGCGATAGCGTCCTCGAGGTCAATCTCTTTCTGCCCCAACGCAATCTGAATGTTTTGCTCTAGATAGGCTCTGTCGTTGTCATTCATCTCCTTGATGACACGCACACCAAAGTTGTACATCGGAAGCTCTCTAAATGATGTTATAACATCCATATTAGCTTTTCCGATAGCGCGCTCATATGCTTGGTAGATGATGGACTTGGGAGGTAGAATCTGAAGGCACTTAATGATATCCTCACATACTTTTCGGTACAATACCAAAGAGGCGTTTGTGATATCGTAGATAGCGTTGTTTCCTGCAGCAATAGCTTGCTGACGAACGCCTACAAGCTGCTCCCCCTTGGGAGATGAGCCGTCCATAACCTCGTTGATGCCCGTAGTATCACGAATCATATTGAGGTAGTGGTTGTAGTGACCAATCAACTGCTCAATATTACGGATAGCATTGTTAATCTCACGCACTGGAGGGTTCTGAAAACCGCCTTCTGGATTGCGAGAGCGGTAGTAGAATACACCCGTCTGCTCGTAAATGTCCTGAATCTCAAGAGGTTGAAGCTCTCCGCCCATTCCCAACTGTACGTTCTCAAGTCCTTCGATGTCAATCACCAATCCGTCTGGCTTAGCCTTAGCAACCGCCTGCTGAATCTTAAGGTGAGAGATTTGAATCTGGTCAGCAAACGTAGTGATGCCAGAAACCAAAGACTTAGGAATCATACGGCGCATATTCACAGAAATGGGGCTGTAGGACAAGCGCGTCTTAGTTAGGTCGTGCACGTTTTTAGGTACATTCTTCTTAGGGCCGTAATCAAAAATCTTATCACAGCCGATGATGAACTTACCGCCGTATACCGTAGCATTATACATATATACGGGCTCACGGTCGTAAACACTATTTGCTTGAGGCTTATAAACCTCTCCCTTATAATAGAAACCTATGTTGCCGTAACGAGATTGCTTCTTTTCGAAAATCATGCTGTCAACAGACATGAATTCAAAGTCAAGAACCTCAACGGTGTACTCGTCATAACCGTAGTGATACGTATCAAGACCAGAATCGTAGCGTGAGTCATTGAAGCGGTTAGGGTTGTTGGAGTACTTGTTGCGAACCGCCTTGGCCATCTTCTCATATTCCTCCTCGGTAAACTTATTACCGGCAACACGCTTGAGCTCAGCAATGCTCATACGCTTAATGTGGCCCGCATAAACGATATCTGACAGGTTGGGGTCTTCTGTGAAGGAGTGAATAAATCTAGCGGGGTCGACATATTCAGTTACGATACCGTAGTTGGGGTCGTTGTTACGCTTTACAACAGACATACCGCAGGTAACAAGGTCTTCGACGCAGCGTCTGTGAACCTTCTCATCATAATCGTTCCAAGAAAGAGTCATCTGAGTAGCAATCTGTGCAGCAATCTCAGCGTCTGTCTTGATGTTTGTCTCCAAGAAAATTTCCAGCTCCTCTTCGGTCTGTGGAAGCTTGTCTGGGTCCGTATCAACCTCAATACCCAATGCCTTTGCTTGAGCAATGAAGTCTTTGTTTTCAATACGAACGCGGACCTTATTCTTTTCTAAGTCTTTTTCATTCTTAGAGAGGGGGTCTGTAGCTTCTACCTGAGGGTATGGTGATGAAGAAAGAATCTTGTTGACTACAATCTTCAAAAATTTAGGAATGATAGGAACGGGTGACCAATCAATATTCAGCAATGAGCCATCCCCATTGTTCGGGTTCAATGACGATAGCAGCTCCTTGTACTTACTAGTATCCTGAGTGCCATTGGCATAGTCCCGCGAGGTCTCGAATTCTCTAAACCTTCTTCGGTAAAGAGAGCTCTCAGAATCTAACGAACCCCACTCTGAAAAAACAGCCTTTGCATACTTAACTCCGTATGAATCAGAAGACTTTTTTTCATGGCTTGCTAAAGGGTCAGGGAAGGTAGACTCTGCATTTGTCGCTATCCCATTATAATCCATATTGTTAGCCAATCTATATTATACTGGCAAATATACAAATATTAACCACGTGTACTTTTGAAGCGACGGAAGAATACTTTCTCATTGAAATCGCTTTTTTTGACTGCCTTTTTTACCTTCTGAGCGGCTAAAAGGGCAAGACCAGAACTGATGGTTAAGTCAAACTTAGTTCGGTCGTCAATGCGGAAATTAATCCAGTCCTCAAGTGTTCTATCCAAATACATACGGCCCATGAGTGCTGTCTCCTCATTCATGCCTACGTGGTTATGGATGAAGTCTTCTACCGCTTGGGCGTGCGCTTGAATAACATCCTGAGAGTTGGACGGTATGCCCTTTGTCTTGGAGCCATTGTTTAAGCCGAGGTGTGCGGGTCTCTCCATAAGATATCCATCGTAACCCCTTGATTCAAAGTACCTTGCGATTCCGTACTTGTTGTTCTCTATGAGTATGGGGTATCCATAGAACACAGCAGCCATCAGCACATCCTCGTAGAATATCTTAGCAAGAGGTGGACGTGAGGCATACTCAGCAACAAACATATTACTGGGATACTCCATATTAAACTTATTGTATAGGTGACACGCACCCTTAGAACCGCGTCCGTCAACCGTAGCGTCAATATCGTAGGAGTCAACACCTCCACACCCAAGAAACTCATTAGGGGCAACCTTTTTACTATTGCGCTCTAACTGATTGTTTCTGAGCTCTTCGGGCGGCATCCAGCACACACGCCACCTTCCGTGGACGTCGGGCTTAAAAACAACCTTGGTATCTTGAATGCCATTGTCCCAAACAAAATTACCCGTAACTACAGGATTGGGGAACAGGTCCATATTGTGTTGCAGTTGCTCGTATATCTTACCGATGTTAAACAAGCTCGCTTTTGCTGAGTCTCTAAACGCCTCCTCCTCCACAAAGGGGAACTGACGGATAACCTCATTAAGCTCATAGCTGTCATCAATAAGCGCCTTTCGCTCGTTCTTTAGGAACGTCTTAGCCCCCACGCTGACAATATCGCCTCCCTCTCCTATTATCGGTGCTTCTGGGTCTTCGACGATTGGGTTTCCATATTGGTCAAAAAACCCCTCCAGAGCCTCATATGCTGGAATAAAAATGGAGTACAGACCGCTTTTCGTTCTTCCGTTTTCGTTTCTTTCATTGGGGTCCGAAGAATGATATAGGTCGCGGTACTGACGGCCGCCTTTATCTAAAGGATTCACCGTGCTACCCACAAGAGCCTTACCTACAATCTTACGGCCTACCAGTAGACAGGTTCGGTGAATACGCCAGCTCTCGCGGATGTCCGTCGGCTTTTCCCACTTTCCAGCCTCGTCGAGGTACAGAACGTGAAGCTTCTCACCGTCATAGGCGTTGTTAGTGGTGTTCTTCCAGTTGATGATGGTGTTCAGAGCCTCACCCGTCTGTGATGTCTTGTTTTTTTTGGTGATGCGCTTAGAGGGCTCACGGAAGGCGAGCTCCATGCGCGGGTTGGTAGTGCCATCCTGAATGGGCTTGAAAAAAAACGGGTAAGACTTATAGATGGAAACAACCTTTTTCATGAAGATATTCTCCTGAGCATCAGAGCCTGTCTTACTCATAATCCCCAGAAGCTTGTCTTTAATCTGGGACGCTTCATCCACAAGGACTGCACTACACATATTGGTGTATCCAGAACGGCGGCACTTGGTGTATATCTGACCTAAAGAACGTGGGTCTGATTCACAAGCGGCCATATGGATAAATAGCCTACGCTGAAACTCTAGATAGCTGGGATATCCTATATCAATCTTGCTCCACTGCAGGAACATATAGTGGTGTCCTGTGATATATGTAGCTACGCCATTGTTATAGAACCATAATCCGTTTTGGCGACGTTGAAACTCACGTTCAACATATCCAGAATGTTTCTCCCTGAACTCCCGTGGCGTCTCGTGCCACTCATCCATAGAGCGTACATTTCCTAGTTCGCGAGGTGGCTCTTCTCTCCTCCAGTATTGTTCTTTTTTGGGAAGGTCATGGAAAAGAATATCTTTCTTTTGGGGCTTCTTCGGTAGCTGTATCGATAAACCCGATAGCTCAATGATGTCCCCATCGCTATGGTTGGGACATATATTAATAATAACGTCTTTTTCTTTAACAACTAACCCGCTCATTTTTTAACGAACCTCTCGGCAAAACCGCCTTTGAAGTCTTTGATTTCCTCAATATTACCAGTATCCGATAAGTCACGTATCATCTCCTCCAAACGCTGGCGTTCTTGCAGCAGCTCACGAGCATCTACGGCTGTTTGTTTGATAGACTGAAGCTCCGCCTTTCGTTGCGAGCCAGACAGCTCTTGGTCAACGGGCTTCTTAATCTCTTCAATCATATTGTCGATAGCCGCCTCCATAGAAGTAAGTAGGCGTTTTGCCGCATCAATAGTTGTGAACTTTCGCATAGGTCAACATTGATGTGTTCATCCGCCAATACTTATTGCCATCGAGCTCCATCTCGTAGTCGGCATCCTTCTGGAAGAATACCCTATCGCCTTTTTTTAAGCCAAGGTCGCTAACTGCCTCAGAATCAAAGGCTACTTCTCCCTCTTTATTAGGGTCTTCTTTTTCTCTGTAGATGTGAAGGATGTCGCTCTTAAGCTCTTCCTCCTGCTCTACGGGTTTAATAAATACCCAGTTCTGAAGCGGTGATATCTCTCCGGTCTCTTTAGACTTAAAAGCATATGCCTGAGAGAGGATGGGCTCATCTGGGTTGATGGTAACGTAGTAGATATCGTTCTCTTTGTCTATTACTTGAGGCGGTTCTATTACCACGTGGTGGTGGAAGTACAACGTATCGCCAACGCTGACGGGTACTTTAAACTTCTCGGGGATGGCAATAACCTCGCCTTCCATAAAACGATGTTGAAACTCATTGAACTTAGCATCCAAATAGAGTTCCTTTTCGCCTACCTGTATCGTGTCTTTGAAACGTTTAGGTATGCGAACCAGATAGTGTCTTAGTGAGCGCATTAAAAATTACAATCATATTCAATTAAACAAGGCATATCTTCTACAGACTTCCAGAGCTTTGTTCCGGTAGTCTCGTCTGATATATAAATTAAGTATCTGCGTTTGCCCGTATTGTGGAAGTGGGACTTGTCAAGGAGAATAGCATCTACGGATGAATCTCCTGCGCGCTGGCCCACAAAATAAGCCATGGCGTCCTTGGGGTTAATACCCACTACAATTTTTCTAATAAGTTCCATTTTAATTCAAGCTTCTCCTGAGCTTCCAAATTTAAGCCAAAAATCAATACTATCAGACCTATCGGGTTCAGGGTTATATTGTTCGTATAGGTGAGTAAGTACAGCGTCAAGCTCATCCTCATCTACAACGGTCATTCCAGTGACAGCACGGATGCACATTTTTTCATCGCCGGGTTCTAAATCGCCAGAAACGCCAAAGATAAAAGCGGATACAAACTTATCACGTAGCCCATGCTTGTCTACCAAGTCTGATATGTCGTCAATCTTATCTCTAAGCTCTATAAAGAACTCTAACTCTTCCATGTTGCTATCCATATCAGAAAGATACGAATAACTATTAAAGCTTCCGAATGTGGAATACGCTGTACTGGTTAAGGGTAGCCGCTGACGCCGACGCTTTAGCCTGAACAGAAAGGACATCACCGCCTCCAAGATTCATGATGGTGGTCTGCGTGATGAAGTGCTCACCGGCAGTGGCAAACTGATTTTCTGACGTCCCTTGTGTGGAGCCGTTCACATTAAAGTAGAAGGTGATTCCAACGTTAGAGGACGAGGTCGTCAGGTTTGCAGAAAGGGTGATTTCATATAAGCCGTCCTCATTAATAGTAACGGAGTCGTTAGTAGACCCATACACGTCGGAAAGAGTGTATACAGCGGATGCGTCACCAATCTCTACAGTGTCTGAACCGGAAGAACCCGTAGCAGCAAAAATAAGGTATTTATTGGTGGTAGTAAGAGAGATGGCTGGGCTAACACGTGCTACAAGCTCAGGAGCTGAAACATAGCTGCTAGAGATAATTGCCGTTCTTAGATTGTTATAGGTGATAGATTTCCAAGAAGAGGTGCTCTCGTCCCACATCAAGAACTTATCATCTGTAGCGTAGGTGCTAGATGTGATGGTAGATAGGTTAGCGGGGTCATCAAGGGTAACATCGCTGCCACTGATAACCACTGGGGAGGCTACAGAAACGGTAGAAGAGGTGAAAGCAGTAGAATCCAGCTCTCTGGTGACAATGTTATTAGTAGCGCCATCCAAGAAAAGAGCTGTAAGCTCCGTAGATGATGATGCCGGTGCCGTAGAAATGTTCAGAGTGCCCGCAACTTCAACTGCATCAGTAGAAATCTTAAGGGCACTGTCGTTTCCTGCGCCGTCTTCAATCACTTTTGTAGATGAAGTAAGCGTTCCTGTCTCTAGCTTAAGCAGCGATTGATAAGCGTCTTTTACCTTTTGACCTGTTAGAGTAGCCATATATCCTTAATTTTGTTACAAATATAACTTTTAATTGAATGCCTAAGCGTAAAGGAGACCGCCAGAAGATGTTCCGGGACTTTTCAATGATGAAAACCGAGGGACTGAAGGCTAATTACCTAAAGAACTTTGACCTTGTAATAAAGAACACCGTTAAAACACAGCCCATTACATACTCCGAGATGATGTTTATGATATTCATCTACGACTATGAGTTCTTCACCATCGAACATATCGTCAACGTCTATAAGAGGAGCTATATGAAGCTAGAGATTCGGTTGTTATACCCTCTGCTGAAGAAGGGCTATATATATAAGCACTTTGATAAGCTATCCCCTAGCCAGTCTTATGAGGACCATCTATTCAGGGAGGAAACGAAATACAACTACCGCGTCAGATACGCCCTATCCCAAAAGGGAAGGATGGCTGTTGCTAAGTTCTACCGTAAGATGGAGGGCGATGAGCCTATCGACTAGTGGGACTTCTTAATCTTAAAGGGCATCTCAAGCGCCGCATTAGTATGCGGTTTGAACTTCCCTTCGTGGGGCATTAGGTAATAGCGACCACGCTCTGACATCCAGTGGTAACCCTCTGGTGCTGGAACCATCACCT